AGTTCATTCTCCTTCTTGCCCATTGTAACACAGCACAATCATCACTGCAATTCCTTGTGAAAAGTTTTGCCGTTTCGCTGAAGTACAAAAAAATTTTTGTTTCTTTTATACAATTTCAGTATACAAAAAAAGATGGACAGACAGTCTGTCCATCTTCTCAAAAATCAAGGTAGATTATTCTTAAATTGCCAACCTCTTTTGAAGCGATATGCACTGTTCATCAACTCATCCGTGATTGTGTAAAACGCCTGTCGTGGCGAAATGCACTCGCCAATCATTCCAATCACAAGCGCAAAATTCAGCGCAAATGCAATACTCAGTAGAACTATCAAGAATTTTTTCATACACTCTTCTCCTTTTATCTCACAATCTTATCAGCTTTTCTAACCTCATTATAAAGATTTTGATGGACGGTATGTCTGTCCATTCTACGATAACCCACAAAAAAGGAACACGGTATTCACAGAATTCACCGTGTTCCTGCTATCATCTTTTGCGATTGGCACTTTTACAAAGCTCAACCTTGCGTTTTAACTTCCTCCCGAATCTGCCTCTTATACTTATAATAAGTATTCCGGGCAAGTCCTGTCAGTTTCATACACTCCACATCGTCCAATGTACCGCCAAAAGCCTTACAATGAATACGGATTTTCTCTTTGGCCGCTTTGGACTTTTTGGTTTCAAAGCCAATGCCTTTCTTACGGCCAACCTGCTTGCCGTTCAGCCGGGCGGTCAAAAGGCCCTCACGGGTGCGCTGGTGCAAGTCGGAAACTTCTTTTTCGGACTGCTCAAAGGCTAGCTTGATCTGCTCCTTAGCCAAGGCCATCAGATACTCATTGATGCCTTTTAAGATAAAATCCACATTGGTTCCTGTCATTGCAATGCTGCCGGACAGGGCCTTTTTGTAGGTTTCGGTATCAATGTGATGCTCCTTCAGAAATACCAGTCGGATACCTTTATTATAGAGGTCTTCATATAGTGAAAATCCCTCCTCCGCATTTCTAGACATTCGGGAAACAGAATCAAATACCACCTCGTCCCCATCTTTCAGAATCCGATACAGCTTGCTCCATTCTGGCCGGAGGATAGAGGTTCCTGTATAGGCTTCCTGCACAATGTGGGCAGTCGGATATTCAGCCCTGATATTACGAACCTGACGGTCAATGCTTTGTTTTGCAGTGGAAATTCTGCAATAGCCATAAATACTCATAACCCTTCTTTCTGTATCAAAAATGCCGTTCGTCATTTTAGCGTCACCGATTTGCTAAGACAAATCGGCTTCATCACGCTGTGATTGATACTTTTCTGTACCCACGGCAATTTTAATACTTTTTCCTGCGAGCCTTAGTCATCCCTCATAAACTTCAAAAGATTATCTCCGTTGACGAACGGTTCGCACCGTCCGTCCCCTGCGATGACTTTTGAACTTTATAAGGAACGACACGGCTCGCTCTTATCAACGGTTCAGATACTGATTCATAAACTCTTCCACCGTCACGCAGGGCTTTTGATTTTTCTCTGCTCCTCCAAACGGATCATAGTTCCAGTCCGTCTCTTCATCTATGTACCGCCGTCCGTCATCGGGCAGCTCCAACGGCTCTGCAAGAATAATCGTACCCCAGTGATTGACCATGATAAACGGCGCAATCTCACAGGGAATCCCCCCGCAGTCATCATCATGCCGCACATCGTAGGCATATAGACCATCCGGGACGGTATCTCTTTTTATGCGGAAGCTGGTGAATAATGCAGGCTTTCCGCAGACAGTGATTTCTTCATAGTGTTCGATCATCGCATTGCAAGACATATAAATTTCTCCTTTATGCCACATTAAGTCGGGTAGCTTTATAGCAGTCAGCGCACATTCCCTCATGGGTATTCGCAAACTCTGCCGCCTGCATGATAGAGCCATCTTTCAACTTAACTCTCTTGATGGGCTGGTTGCACCGGGCACAGATGCAGGGCACTGGCGGCTGTTCCTGCTTTTGGCTGGTGGATCTCGATTTCGGCTGCTTTTGCGGCTCTGATTCCGGCTGCAGTGCAGCATCTTCCGGCAAATCCTTTCCGGCATAAACGTACAGGCCCAGACCAAACATAGCAAGGTTCTTCACCAAGCACCGCATGATAGCCTTATTCACATCGAACATGGATGCCGCTTCTACGGTACGCTCTTCCATGCCGATCTTTTCACGGCGGCGGGTCTGAGGATTGTACTCCCATTTCGGGGTGGTATAGGTGTAAGGCACAGCTTTCATGGCTTTGTTTGCACCATCCAGTACAGGCAGCCACATCTCATGCGAAACGCCCTCGATGGTAACGGATGTATAGACCATGAATCCGGTGATAGGATCATAGACATAGGGCAGACCGTTGAACTTTTTGACCTCATAGCTGGCAGAAGGATATAACTTCTTCACCTCTGCCCAAGCATACGCCCAGCTCACATACTTCAGCTCGGTATTGCCGGACTTCTTGACCTCCACATGGTCTTTGAAGTCGATGCCAAATAATTTTACGAACGGATTTTCAGTAGCCATAATAAACCTCCTATAAAAAAGACGGCAGGAAAGTAATTTCCTGCCGCCATATCCAAAACTTATGCCGCATGAATGATAGTAAATCTGCGACTGCTCACATTTTTACTGTACCGATTAAAAATGTCCGGCTGTTCTTTCTTCAACCGCTGGGAATCCACACGCTTACTTTCAGAGGACACCCACGATACCTTATAGCCCGGTGCTGTGCCATAGGCGGCATCCTGCATTTGCAGCTTGACCTGCTGTTCAATCGCAGTCTTTTCCTGCTCCAACTGTTCGATTTGGTCAGAAAGAGACTGCCGTTTGTCCAGCAGGTCACGAACTGCATTCAAATCAGCTGTTTTGCTTTTATCACCGTCAGAATACATCTGGTTGATTTGCTGTGTATCCCCCTCACTTCCGGTAGGTGCAGGCGGAATCTCAGGCATCACATTGTACTTCCAGAAGTGCTCTTCTTCGGCAATGAGGTTATTCAAAACCGACTTATCACGGATAATTTTATGAATTACCAGCTCTTTTCCGAAAATCAGAGCAGCAATGTACCAGCAGTCGAAACCGCTGACAGCCAGATAGTGATTGACTTGTGCCATGTAGTGCGCAGGGATTTTGCCATCTGCCCACTTATCCGCAGAGAACGGAGACACCGTCTTGCACTCCAATCCTGCTTTCTGCCCAACGATCAGACGGTCAAAATCTGCCAGAAGAAGCGGATGTTCCTCACTCTGGTAGATGGCGTTAGCTCTGCGAACTTTCAGTCCAGTGGCTTCGGTGAATCGCTGTGCCACATATTCTTCCAAATCGCGCCCCTGCCGCATAGCTTCGTTGTCGATATTTTCAATAGTATCACTGATTTTATCGTGATACACCTGAAATGCAGAACGGTACGGATTTACACCCAAAATCGCCCCGGCGTCCGTTCCGGTGATGCCGCATTTCCGATAGCGCAGCCAATCTTCTTTGTCCAGATTTATCGTGGAAATCAATCGTTTCATGCAATATTCAACTCCTGCCTCATGTTTTTATCTGCGATTTCAAAATCGTATTCCACCAAATCCCGCATGATAATGGAAAACTCGTCTACCAGTGTGCGGTCATCATCCAGCCACAAAGCATACAGAAAATCCAGAATGTTTCGCTGCACCCGAAGATGATTCCAGAAACGCTCGTCCATCTTCTTTTCGGTGTCCAGCGTAATCAAGGCACTGACAATGGTGCTTTTCATCGTGATCTCGTATGCCGTGGTGCAAGTAGGCTTTGGAAAATCAGCTTCGATGCTGTTTAGGAACTCAGAAAATTCCCGAACAGCCCGGTTGCTTACATCGTTCATAAGTCCTCCTTTATGCTGCGGCCAGCACCATTTTGTAGGCTTTATCAATCATCGGATTGCCCTCTGCGGTGCGCAGGAACAGATTTTCGTTGTAGTTCCGGGTCTTACGGATGGGGTCTGCATGGGTAGCGAAGTCTGAAACGGCATTTACGAACCGCCAACCGTTCTTGCCGACCCATTCCAGATCAGGTGCGTTATAATAGCGAGCCTTCAAATCTTCCTGCAAGCGCAGGTTATTCTTCCGCTGGCCATCAGTCAGGTCTTCAGTAATGGGGAAGAATTCATTGATGAACTCCTGTACCTTGCGGTCAGACAGCTTAATGGTGGTCAGCTCATGGATGCCCTTGCCCAGTTCCCCCATGTAGCTGTTGGCAAGCTGTAAGGTTTCACGAGCGTCCTGCACACGGAGCAGAACATTTTCAGTGTGGCGAGCAGTCCAGATGCGCTTTGCAGTCCCCAGAGCCAAATTCAAGGTGTTCTGGCAGACCACACGAACCGGGGTCATAGCGACTTTGACACCAGAGCTGCCATCGTGACTGTTGAAGAACACCAGATATGGGGTCACTTCATCCCCGGCGATAATGTACTTCTCCGGCAGCTTTGCCAGCATCCACACCTTCTTACCGCCCTGCAAAGAGCCTGCGGTTTCATAGGTGACACCCTCACCAAGCAGGTCATCGGTGAACTGGAACGCTTCTTCGTTCTGCACGATGCGGTAACGGTCAGACACCACGCCCAGAACAGCTTCATCCGTGCTGCGGACATTGGCACGATAGCCGGGAATCATAGCACCTGTGCCGGAATAGATATTGCGGCTTTCCACCTGCCAGTCCAGACCAGCCAGCTCCAAGGCTTCACGGCTTGCAGGGGCATCCATCACGATGCGGCCAAGACCGTGCCAAGGGGTTTCACGGACAGAGAACATGGTTTCAACATTTGCAGACATAACTACTACCTCCTGAAATTTTAATGTGATTACTTGTTTTCGAGTTTATGGGCGATCCAAATAATAAGTATTACGGCAGTTTTCCCGATTGCCTTTGCACCCTTCATTAGAATCTTTACCATAACATCAGCCATTGTTTTTCCTCCATTTTCAAGTAAAAAGTAAAGACCTGTGGACAGAATCAAACTGCTCACAGGTCTTTCTACAAAGATAATATATAACTGTAATTTTTTCAGATACGCTTTGCCTTGTGTCGGGTGTGTCAAATGTGTCAGGTTTTTATGAAACTCTCTATATATTTCTTTATTTTTATCCCTTCTACTCTATTTTTTTTCTTAGATAAAGCGATAGGATAAAAGAGAATAGATAATATATAATAAAGGTTTCTCGAAAATTCTGACACATCCGGCACAGCTGACACAGTACTTTACGGTCAAGTTTTTGTGCGGATACCCACGGCTACTGTGAGATCATGCCACTCATTTTTACGAATCCCCTGATTTCGGGAAGCCTTAAAAGCCTTTGCTTCTTCAAATGAAATCGTAAAACGAGCCATCTCCATAAAGCCATCCAACGTACAAGTGGCACTATTTCCACTCTGCACTTCTGTCAGTTGGAAATCAAGTACCCAGCGGTATTCCTCATTCGTCAGCGGCGTGATCTGCGCCACACAGCTATTGATAAGCTCCCGGTTAACATCATTTCTAGATGCCTTCTGCCACTCATCCAACTTCTGCGCAATTAAATTCATATCAAGGGTTCCACTGCGCTCATCCTCCTGTTCCACATTCTCATATTGAGATTGCAATTCTGCAATCTGCGCATCCAATCCCTTCCGCCGCTCTGCCAATTCCTGTTTTGTGATGATTCCGTCTGCACACAGGTCTATGTACTTATCCAGACGCTCCCTCTGTCTGGCGATGCTGTTTTCCAGCATCGCCTTTCTGGAAATGCGGACAGTCTTTTCTTCTGCCATGCAGCGGTTCAAAATTTTATAGACCTCTTTGACTGTTTTGCCCTTGTCAAAGGTGAGATGTTCAAATACCTTTGCTGCCATCAAGTCCAGCTTCCACTCACAGATTGCTCTGATTTGGCAGCTAATTCCCAAGTCCAAGCTATGCTCCTGCAAATAGCTGATGCTTGGCCTACGGGTACGGCGATAACACTGAAATCCATGAACTACTGCACCATCCCGATTTACACGCCACTTGAACTGGATAAATCCTGCGCCACAGCTGCACCGCAGTTTTGCCGTCCAGACTGACTTTGGTGTATTTCTCATATACTTGTGCTTTTTTCTGTTTTCATCTATTACCCGTGTTGATTTCGATGCCAAAATTTGCTGACATCTATCCCACATTTCTTCTGATACCAAAGGCTCAAAGTCGCCTTTCACATAGATGTAGCTGCTCTCGTCCAGATTTTTAACACGTTTCTGCGTCAAATATCCGTCGCTGTGGGATTTATTGTAACAGATGCACCCTTTATAGGTTGCATTATGTAGAACTCTGCTCACCTTGGAAGCGTCCCACGAAATATGGCCGCCTGCATCCAATCGGCCAAGGCGGTATAATTCGTTTACGATTTTAACCAACCCATTTTCCCCGGTAGAATACATTTGGAAAATCAGTCTTACCGTTTCAGCTTGGTCAGGGTCAGGAACATAGGTTCCGTTCTCCCTGCGGTATCCTAAGATGTTTCCGCTGCCATATAAAACGTGCTTCTCCCGGCTGATTTTCTGCCCAGCCTTCACGCGCTCTGAAATTTTGCGACTCTCATCTTGTGCCATAGAAGACATGATCGTCAGCCGAAGTTCGCCATCGTTGGTCGCCGTGTTGATACCATCGTTGATGAAAAATACGTCCACCCCACGTGCTTTCAACTCCCGTGTGTAGGACAGCGTATCAACTGTATTTCGTGCAAAGCGACTCACTTCGCGAGTAATGATTAGGTCAAATTTGCCCTTCTGAGCATCTTCCATCATGCGCAAAAACTCTGGCCGCTTCTGTGCTTGTGTTCCGGTGATACCTTGGTCTACGTAGACCTCCACGATTTCCCAGTCCGAATGCCGGGAACATTCGATTTTATACCACTCCAACTGATTTTCTAGTGCGTTGATTTGCGCTTCATGTTCGGTTGAAACACGAGCGTACACGGCTACTCTCATAAAATTTAACCTCCACTGTCTCTGACTCTTTTCTGCGGCAAAAAGAAAGGCTCTGGCAGAATCCCCTCCACCAGAGCCTTTCTCTGTTGTTTACGAAGCCTTAGCAGGCGGTTCCTCCTCCTGCTCACGCTTCATCCGAAGGAAGTTCTGATAGGTGGGCAGGTTGATTACCCCTGCTGCAAAGAGAGCTTCCACCAGACAATAGGCCATCGCCTTTTCGTCAATTTCCAGCATTGTGATACCTCCCTTGGTTATCGTTAATGGTGCTTAGAGTCAGAGGTATAACATATCATCGAAGAATCAGAAGTTACGGACGGAGCTTGATTCCTTGGAAAGCAGATACCGGATTCTTTCGGACAATCATATCCTCTCCTGTACACCGGGAACGAGTATGCTTCAGCCCCATTTGGGTAAGTCCTTTTGTGAACGCCGTTTGGCTACACGCCCATATATCCTTCTCCTTGCAGTAGTCCAAGTAGGCATTATACAGGTCTTCTGTAGCAGTCACCGCTTTCGGCTCGCTCATATCACAGCTTTCCTGTACAAATTTTCCTACGGTCTTCGCAATAGAGTCTCTGACAATGCACTTTGCGTCGTCCACCTGCGGAATTTCTGGGAACTTGTAGTTAAGCTTCACCAGTTTTCGTGCATAATGCAGGGACTTGGTAACAATGGCATCTCGCTCATCCCAGATTTTATCCTCCAAGTAAGGGTCCTGCTGGTCATCCGGGATGGATTCATTGAAAGGAAGAAACACAATCCGTTTTTGAAGAGCATCGTCCTCACCGTCAATACAAAGTGGATAATTTCCGGCAAAGACAAACTTAATTCGCCTTGTTAATGTTACTGGGCTGAGATATTTGCGTTGCACCGTAATAGAGTCTCCGCCTGTAATCTGTTTAAGCCGTGAAGCTACTTCTGCATTGAGCTTCGCATTTGGCATATCCAACTCAAGATTGATTACCGCATTAAGAAAAGACATTGATGAAAACGTTCCTTTCATTTCTTGAAGTCGCAGATTACCGACACTTTCCTTCGGATATAACCGTTGGACAAAATTGCCCAGTACGCTCTTGCCGCTGTCTCTGGCATAGCCCATAACAATGAAGAACTTGCCTCGTGCCGGATAAATCATCAGGTATCCAATCGCCATCCAAAAACGCTCTTCCAGTTGAGGATTTCCATGCGTAATCTGCTTTAAGAAGCTATCGAATACCGGACATTCTGCCGATTCATCGTAGTTCGCCTTGATATAGGTAAAGATCAACCGTCTTGGGTCATGCGGCTTTAACTCTTTCTTCATCAGATCATAGACGCCATTTTCTAAAGGTGCATGGATAGATTGGTTTTCTGGCTCGCTACGTTCCAATTCCGGATCAGTGGTGCAACACTGATACAAGTCTTTGTACGCATACAGACTCGGCTCATTGTTAAGGTCGTAGTCCACGTATTTTCGGTAGAGTTTTATCAGCTTCTCAAGGCCGATTGCTTCGTAGTAGTAACCGTTGTAATAGTACAACACATCTCCACAGACAACGATGGGAACATATTTTTTGAGCTTTTGAACCATCTCCACAATCGATCGCCGTTTTGAGGTTTTTATCCCAGCTGATTTTGTCGGTTGGGCATCGGCGTGTTTTCTCGTTGTGTTTAATGTATCCTCATTTTTCGGAGACTCCGTAGCGATTGCATTAGAATCTTCAAACCGATCAGGCGTTCGCTCTTCACTGTCTGTGCTTGTTTCCTTGTATCGTTCAGCATTTCGTCTTGCCTTGATTTTGTTGCGCATCGCCTCCTTTGCAGAAAAAGTGGTCAGTTGTTCAACTCGCTTTCCCATTGCACAAAGCTCGTCAAGCGATGGAATGGCTTCTTCGATCTTCAAGCTCCCCTCTCGTAATTCGTCAGCTTCGTCCTCGATTTTTAGAGCAAGCTTCCGCTGCTTCTCCTCTTGCTTCCGACGAAATTCATTCTTTCTGTTACCGTTCATATTATTCATGGTTCGTACCCTCCGAAGTAACATTCTGGAAATACATCTGGTCAAGCAGCTTTTCAATAGGATTCCGATTAAGGTTTCCGGAGAGAAGATAATCCATTCTAGTCAAGCCCTCATTCTTTCCATCTCCGACCCAGAGATACCCCATCTCTTCATCGCAAGCGTGTACCATTAGCTCGTAAAAGCCATCCAGTTCAAACTCGTCTGAGCTGTCAATCACAATAGGCGATTCCATTTGTCCTCGAACAAAAACGCTCCCAGAGATTTGGCCAGATTTTGAAGTTTTTGCGCTGAACTGAAGCGGAAAACTGCTTGTTCCTTCATCACTTTTCCAGCTGCATCTTACAAACGGTTCTCCGTTCTTTTTGATAATCACCTGAATTTCATTGAGCGGATAAGCTTCCTTGTTTTCGCGGACAACAGGTGCATATTTTTCCGACATTACGGCAATGCCGGCATAGTTGTCCTTGCCTTTAAAAACTTTATTCAGCCTGTCGATGTGTTCATCCAGCATTTCCTGTTGGCCCCGGCTCAGTTCTCGAATCTCGTTTTCACAATTCTTCTGTAGCATAATAAATACCTCGTAAATCAATTATTTTTGTGATTCAACGTTGGTCACATCGTCATCACGCCAATTATTATAGTTTCTCATCACACATTCAAAAAGCCCCACGCACCCCCTTTTTTCGGATTTCTCGCGCTTTTTTATTAACACTTTATTCACATTTCAAAAAAGACTAACAGAACCATTGCGTATCGCTTTTAATACTACGCAATGGTTCTGTTAGTCTTTTTGAGAACTAGCTTAGTAGTTCTTTCTGCTTATAGACAATCTTCTATATTGGTTCCATTCATTTTACAATCTATCTCACATAACTCGCTCACACAGTCAATCACCTTTTCGTTACACTCTACGAGTGCTTCTAAAATCTTATCATATGTTTCTCTATTTACTAAATTTGCTCGTGGAAAGTGCTTCTCACATAACCGCAACTCTAAGTCTAGCTCATTGAATACTATCCATCCTCCACATTCGGTCAAATATGAATCTTCTTCTACTTCATCTGGCGTTTCGGGGGGATATAATGAATTCAGTCTACTCTGTGCAGTTCTTTTAAGGCTGGTTTTAATCCATTCATTTTTTTCTAGTGAACGAAGCCCACGAACTATCATTTCCTTATAGTAATCGTCCAATTCTATTTCTTGTTTTTTTCTTTTATTGTGCTCCTCGTATTCTATATGTACGTGCTTTCTTTGTGCACCCGTTATATTACCGATCTCTCTGTCATCTATGATCATTTTAAGATCGCCCACATCAGTTTTTAATAGCTCATCAAAGAAAACGACATTTGACGCACTGAGCAAATCATTTTTTCCAAGTTTGATTTTCTGATCTTCTTCTGGTTTGGTCGTCCCAAATAAAATAATATTTAATCTTCGTTTTAATTGATCTAATATGTTATTTTCAGCGTTTCCTTCACCGCCTTCAAAATCTGTTTTCATTTCAGTTTGAGCCTTTGTAACTGCCTGTTTAAACTCATCCGTTGTAATTTCTTTGTCGCCATACGGCGATAAGTCCACCCCATGAAGTTGTGCCCAGTATCTTAAAACGTATTGTCCCAATTTAATACAACACTTATTTTTTTCTGCTTCATCATACTTTATTGAAACTGCAAACCAAGGACTATTTAACATTTCTCCAAGGCCACCTAAATTTTCCTCCCATCTCTTCTTGAACTCTTCCAATTCTTTTCGTTTCAT